CTACCTGGTCGCCAGCCGCGTACTGCGTGACGTTTGCAGGCCGCACATAGTAGTCAATTGCGATCTCGGTCGACCCGCCCACTTCTCCAACATGGAATTCACTGGGTAGCAGTGCCACCAAACTATCAACACCCGTCTGTACATCCAACGGGGCAAGCGGGTTGATAACAGATCCGCCAATAATATGATCACTCATTTGCTTGTTCTCCTCTAAACGGCCTGCGCCAACTTCTTCCGTTTACGCGTCGGGCGTTCAATTCTGACATCCCCCTTTTTCCACGCAAACCGCGACTTGCGGTTCTCCGTTGATCTGCGGCTTTTTCTCGCCTGTTTCACAGTATCATCTCCAGTATTATTGTGCGGTCATCCGGGTCTTCCTCCGACGGCATATCGCTGATTACACGGAACTTTGTACCGCGTGGCAACAATAGTTCATTCTCTGAGCTAGTCCCCCAACCCCACCGCTCCATATTTATCGCATGCGCCCCCGCTGGAAGTCGAATCTCAAGATTGATCCCCTCGGCGAAATCCTCAGCGATAGCCTGATTTAACGTCACTGATACATAAGCATTATCCGCGATTATGCTGCCAGCCAAGTTTTCTGACTCGAATACTTCATAGTCTATTCCGCGATAGACTACCAATGGATAATCCAATATCGTTTTTTCTAGGGCGCTATCCATAAACTCAACCCTGCCTTCCTCATCAACGTATTGAGAATCATCTCTAAGGTTATAGTTTATATCCTGATACCCATCGCCTTTATAGAATTCCAGCGCCTCGTTTTCGTCGTCTGTTAAGCTCGGATTCAAGCCAGCTTGACTTGTTAGCCATTCGTCAGTCTTCTCTTCAGTTTCAAACCCTCCGAACGGTTCACCAACTTCTGTTTCATCGTCAATACCAATACTGTCAGGCTCAACCGCCAGGGGTAGCACCCTCGGAGCCACTGGTGATGGAGCTATAGCAAACGGCGCCACTGTTGCCGCTGGTCGCTCCACTGCACCAACTCTTTGGTAAAGTGCCGTGCATCTGCAATACGGATGTGCCAGCGGCTCTTGATGCCCACTGGCAAATGCTTTCTTGATCGGTATCCATCCCTGCTGCTCATTTGCCGCACACTCCGCACTTACCCGCTCATCACCTACGGTCAGCCAAAACTTCTCCATCTCCAGGCCGGCAGCTACCTGGTCATCAGCCACGATCCGATTGCCAGCCTCGTATGCCATACCCGCCTCAGTAACCGCGATACCATGCGCACGGGAGGCTATGTGGAGCTGTGGTCTACCAACGGCAAACTCCGTATATCGATCACTGATAGCCCTTGCCATCTCGTTGTAGGACATGCCGCTGTCCACTCCATCTCTGATCACCGTTCTGATGTAATCTCGTGTGGTGCTGTTAATGTCCGCGACCAAATCCGCGCCGTGCTCTGCCAGGTAGGCAACCGCTCTCGGGTTCTCCAGCGTGAAGCTGGTGCCTATGGAAAGCGCTGCTGATGAAACCGCCGCACCTGTGAGCATCCCTGCGGAAGCGGTGCCCCACAATATCCGAATGGCCTCTTCTTCTGTAAAGTCCTCACCTTTTGCCACGGCATCTAGGTATTCTGCCCAGGTGCCGCTAAATGAAATCTCCTCATCTCCCTCAGCCTCTATCAGCCAGACTTCACGCAGATTCCTTAAGACTACCTCTCGCTGCATTTCGAAATATACGCTGGAGAGCCACCTCGGCCTCTCCCTCGAGCTGGTCTAGGCCGGCCTTTTTCCTGGCCGCGTTGGCCTCATTCATAAGCGACTCGAACACGGACCCATCGTCGCCTTCGGGGAATAGCTCCTCGAGGAGATTGTCCACGTCAGGCTGACCCAGGGCTGTCAGTAAGAGCCGTGCCAGAATACGTGCGTTTGGGATAGTCCCTGCACTGCTAGATCCCTTAAGCGTGGCCGCATCGATAATCGCGGTGACACTTGTACTAACATCGTGCTCCAAGATAGGCGGGAACTGGACATCTACTGCGGCGCTGGCACCACCTGCCAGGATAACAATTGGTGAGCCGTCTTCGTCTGCGATAACCTGTCCCTTGAGTGCGCCTGCAGGAGTAGCGACTGATTTCTCAATGACGAAACCACAGATACCAGTCAGAATACTTATCCAGAGCATCTGCCTGTTGCGCATCTGCAGTTCAGTAGGTCGATCCAGGCTCTTTGCGGTTGCCAGGTTGCCCACGCTCACATCGCCGAAAAACGTCTCAGGCAGGCCCATCGCCGCCGCTACCATCAGGAGCAGCCGCCGGCCGTCCGAAGAGGCGATGTTGGCACCCCCAATGCGCATAGGCGTGATGTCCGTGCCGCCGCTGGAGATAAACGTTGCGCCTGCAACCGGTGACGGGTTGGTTTCGGGCGAAGTCCCCCCGAACGTCGTCGCGAGTTTAGCCCTGGCTGAAGCTATGCCGCGTTTGCCTCCAGGAGTTGAGACTTTGTGCGCGAACCTGCTGTAGGCCCGCGTCAATGTGGCCCAGTCCTCTAGGAAATTCTTGTACGCCCGCGCCCAGTCGATCGCGGCGTAGACCTCACTGACCCCGAACTGCATACCGCCAAGCCGATTGACCGCTACGTGATAGACCGGTATGTCCCAGTTGATCGGGATATTGCCATAGCTAGCCGGCTTGTCATCTGGTCTGTGATGCCAGTCAGGATAATAGGCCGCCTTGCTCTTCGCCTGGCCGCCCTCTTCCATCTGGCTCCAGTGGCGGAGGTAATACCAGGGCTCCTTCGAATCCTCAGGATTGGAAACTACGCTCTGAATCTCGTCAAACGGAATTGACCGAATCTGTACCCGACCATTGATCTTGTTTGTGAAGAAGACGAAGAAGAGATTTCCGTAGACTGTGAGCTCTTGCTCCTTGGTAGTATACGACTGGTGGGATGTAAGCTCCGCCTGGTTGCGCGAGTCGGACAGAAACGCCTGGATAACCTCGTCGACGTCTGAGTCCCTGGCCGTGATTCGCACGCCCTGGCCAAAGACGTAGTTTGCTTGCACCCGGACGCCCTGCTTGATCAGCGGATTCTTGATCCAGTTGATCAGGGCGAGTCGGCTGATCTGTCCGAGCGCTTTCCTCGATAGATCCGTGTCCCCGGCACCGGATAGCTGCAGCCATCCCTGGCTCTCGAGCGCCATCTCCAGCTCGATTAGGCGCTCCTGTAGCAGCTCGTAGTTGTTCTCCAGTGCCATTCCCGCGATTGCCTCTTGGCTTATCATGGACTGCCCAGCGGTTGAAAGAGCAACAGCCGGAGCAGCTCCTTTGCCATTACCTGGTGTGATTCGTCGCCTCGGTCTGACTGTCATGCCTAGCCTGTCTCCTGCAAGTGATCGGTGGCCTTGTCCCAGAGCCATTTCACCGTTTCGCCGGTGACATCGTCTACGCAGCGCACCAACACCCGATTGAATAGCCAGGCGAGGGCCGTATTCACCAGACCCAGCCACGAAAGGCCACGTAAGTAGTACCTGTTATTCACGACTACCGGCCCGCCCTGCGTTGTAGAAGTCGGCTCCGGCCTCAGATACTCTTTACCTGCCAGGGTGAACTTACGGCCGTGGTCACGAAAACACACTGTCACACCAAAGTTGTCAAACAGTGGTGGGCGAATGTGCGGCGCTACCACCTCCGCCTTGGGTGGTATCGACGATGGCGGAAGGCTAGATGCAGGTGGCATTGGTCCCGGTCTCCGTTTAGTTGTCATATAGGCGAAATCTCCGCTCGGTCTTCGAATACAAGCATATTCGGCTCTACATACTCTGGTAGCTGCACTGCCAAATTGTAGGCTCCGCCTACGCCGTCTGCTTGATCTCTGAATTTGCCATAGGGAATACTGCACAGCTCCGCAATGAATGCCTCATTCCACGGCCCATGCACCAGCCGCACATTTAGCGCCTCTGCTTGCCTAGCGAATGGCTGCAAACGCACATCCTTTGATCCCGTCACACGATCAGCTACCACCGGATATGCTGCAAGGTTTTTGACGCTATCCCTAGCGCTATCTAGCCCGCCGCTACCTGGCTCCTGCTCAAGGCCAATCAATATAGTATTCCCCCTGCGTGCTGCGTCTAGCTCTGCAACCTGCTTGATCACCTTCTCGCGCGCTCCTGTCTTCCAACGACCGCGCACCGCGTCTTCCACGTATATCATACCATCATTGGCGATGGCCACCAATACACCCGCTGTGTATGCCGCCTTGTCGCTGATCGATGCCGCCTTGTCCCAATAGCGCGATCGACGCGCCGCGATTGGTGACGCTTCAACAATAGTGAACCAATCCCGCTCGAACATGCCCCCGGTCTTCGGGTGCGGCGTCTGTTGGTAAAGAGCCCAATAGGATCTACCCTGTACCGCCTTGATATCGGCCAGAGCGGCCAGGTCGAATCGCTCAGGACAAAGCGCCTCGCCTTCTGCCCGGCCTAGCGGGTCGTTCGCCTCCGCTTCAGCAGGCAATTTGATCACGGTCCAATCGCCAGCCTGGTCACTCTCCAATATCCGACCGGCCAAGTCATCTTCATGCCATCGGGTTTGAATCAAAACTATCGCCCCATCCGGCTCCAGCCGTGTGTAAAGATCATCAGTGTACCATTCCCAGACACGCTCGCGATATGCTTCGCTGTCAGCTTCTTCTCGATTCTTGACTGGGTCATCTATGATGATCAAGTCGCCACCGTGCCCGGTGATACCCACGCCAACACCAACTGCTCGCATTCCGCCACCGAGTGTGGTCTCCCACTCACCGGCTGTTGCGCGCTGCGTGCTCATATCCAGCCGATCACGCCCGATCCTACGCGCCTTGCGGCTGAACGATTCGGCAAGTGTTTGATTGTATGCTGCGATGATGATCTTGGCCGTAGGTTTGCTCTCCAACGTCCAGACAGGGAACCGTATCGTGACCATCTCGCTTTTGCCATGACGGGGAGGGAGCAGCAGCATCAGCCGCTTGCACTCTCCCGATGTTACGAGCGCGAGCTTTTCACGTATGAGTTGTAAATGTGCCCAGTCCCAACTCCAGGTTGGTGTGACTGTTTTTAGCCAGCGAGTGAAGTCGCGGCGCTCAAGCGCCCTCTTGATCTCCTGAGAGCCTGTCGGAGATGCGCTCCAACGCGCGTAGGTCATCATCTGGGAGTTTGTCAAGGTCAATCGTCACCGTTCCCTCAGTCTGAATCGGCCCGCCGTCCTTGCCTGTAATCTCGCGGCTAGAGTGTTCTCCATATCCGCGCTCTCTGCCAATTGTCCGCAGGTAAAACATAATCGCCGGGACACTGCCATCCTGAATCACTCGCATCAGCTTGTCCTCGACATAGTCGTGGCGCTTGTTACGCTCTGCGTCTAGCGCCTGTTCGACCGTCGGGTGCTTGTGAATGTACCGATACATAGTCCTACGCGAACACCCGAGCCTC